CTCTTAATTCCTGTATCCTTCATCAAGAAAGATGCAAGAGAATAATAATGCATATCGTCATTTAGTTTCAACTTGTTTTCAACAAGTTCTTTACCTGCTTGACCCATCTCTTTTAATTTTGCCTGCTCTTCATCAATATTTTTTGTGTCGGATTGAATACTATCAATATCAGAACGCAACTTCTTAACATACTTGTTTGTTGCATTTACTTGACTATCAATTTCATGAATCATCTTTTGTTCTAGAAGAATCTTATTATTGATTAGATTCTTTTCAGTTACCTTTTCACTCAACTTAGTCATTTGCTTTTCTTGTAACTGCATTCCCTTCTCTAGTTCTGACTTCTTACTTGTTTTCTCAGTCAAAACCTTTTCCTTATGTTCACAATCGATCTTCTGTGAACAAGATGGACAATGATCATTTGTTGAATAAAAGGAGATATCCTTATCAAGTTTTTTCATTTCCATACTAATAGTTCTACCAAGATCTGTTAATTTTTGAATCTCGGCATCAACATTAATTTGAGAAGACATTTGAATTAATTCTTCTATCTTCTTTCGCTTTTCATCAATTTCTTTTTGATGTTCTTCTATTTGCTTGTGTGATTCTTCAATTTCTTTTTCGTGTCTATCTATTGTCTCTTTATTCTTGTTAGCAAGAGTTTCAATATGTCGTTTTTGGGCAATTGTTTTTTCTTTCTGTAACTCGATCTTATGTTCCAGATCTGCAATATCTGTCTTCATTTGAGCCATACGAGACTTTAGTAGTGTATTCATCAATGAGAACACATTGATATCAAGTAGATCTTCTACAATACCTCTGCGATCTGCTGCAGGAAGTCTCATGAATGGAACATAATTGGTAGAGCCAAGAATAACCACCTGACAGAATGACTTATAGTTCATTTTTAATATGGTTTCTTCCAACATCTTTTGATAGTCTTTGGACTTAGCATCCTGATCCATCATCTTACCGGATTTATAGACCTCAAAGATCTTTGGTGCAAGTCCTCTACGGATCTTATACTCCACACCACCAGATACAAACTCAATCTCAACCATACAGTCTTTTTCGTTGATTGAGTTTGCTAATTGTGGAATATTAATATTTCTATAGGGTTTACCAAATAAAACAAATGTAATAGCGTCCAGTAAGGTTGTCTTACCAGCACCATTTTCTCCACTAATCAAAGTGGTTCTAGTTTTATCTAGATTTATCTCTGTAAAATTATTTCCTGTTGATAGGAAATTCTTCCAGCGTACTTTTTTAAATATAATCATGACAAATAATTAAATTTCACCTTGGAGTTTTTGGGATATTTCTCCTACGACGGAGAGAGATCTTTCTCCTTCTTTGTGCTCTTACTCTTTTGGTACGAGCCTTTCTTGCTGCTAATCTAGCTCTTCTTTTAAGTTTTGTCAACTGAGAAGATGGTATTCTTCGGCATTGTCTGCCTACTTTCTTTTCTCCTGGTTTGCAACGAAACAATACTTTTCGTTTGCCTTTGCGTACAACCATTTTACGCTTGGCAATACCTTCCATTAAATCTGCTAAAGTATGTGTTTCAGATTGTTGCTCCATTTGTCATTTCCTCTTTACTATTTAGTAAAGAATTTTCTTTGAGTCCTTGAATATACCATTCAGGAATATTTCCAAGTTTCCACTTAGCAAACCTAGATTTTTCAAAAATGTAATAATCTCGGTATGCTTTAATTGCATCTTGGTGCTTATATTGGTCTGGCATTGCCTGAGCAAATGGAGTAAGACTATCGATTTTTAAGTCAGTAGGTGGGTGTTTAAACAACCATTCCGCTAATTGCGTAGATACATGTGTCTTGCCATAACGCTTGGTGTATTGCTCACATAAAGCAAGTGTGTGCTTGCACAACCAATCATAGTTACGGGTTGATTGTCTAGTCCAGATTGTGCATGGATGGTTGATCATTGTAGACTTATAGATGTAAGAATCTACTCTGGAATCCTCTAACATGTAATAAGTATAGCGTCTACCGTTCTTGGTTTGTCTTTCTACCTTTTTACCGTCTAATACACGATGAGCAGTAGAAAGTAATTGACAACTCTCTAGGATCATTTTTACGATGTGTTTGTCACACATGTATTCCGCTGCTGTTGTTGGATTCTTATCCAATACAAATATGTTCATTGTGAAAGGCTTTCCATGTATAGTTCATGAATGATAGTTTTCAGTTTATTTTTATTTTGAACTTCTTCCATAGCATCAATTTCTGAGTTTATAATTGTAAGCGTATCCTTGGTATTGTCAACTGTGTGTTCTGAACTAAGTTCAACATTGTTTTCTTCGATGATGTTTAAACTTGCTACACCATTACCATACATCGAATCTAAGAACTTGTCAAATATATAAGGTTTGGTTTTATTCTCTACAATAAGTTTAACAAAAGAATTCTTATACTTTGCAAAGTCTGCCTTCAACATGTCTCGTTCTGCATCATTATAACGAACAGCATAGAAGATACGATTTGGATTCTCAATAAATTCTAGTTCACGAGTTTCCGTATCAAGAATATGAAATCCTTTTCTTTCTTTTAAATCAGAGAATGTGATTTGATATGGAGTTCCAAGATATGAAACATTCTTTTCGCTCTGCTTACAATGGAAGTGCCCAGAGTAAACAGTATCAAATCGTGAAAGAATTGCAGGACTCATACCATCTTCATGCTTTACTCCACGAAGAACTTCGAATCCTGTCAGTTCAAAATGACCCATAATAAAAGGCGAAGTCGTAGTTTTAATGAATTCCAAAGATGTTTCATAATTTTCCTTATTGATCCAGGGAATAAGAGCAACTGATAGACTGTCGAATTGAACATTCATGGGTCTATCAATAATGTTGATATTATTGTTTTCAAAAAGTTGATTGAGTGAATTGATTTGATTTGTATTCTTATAATAGGTGTCGTGATTGCCAATTAAACACCAAAGTTCAAATTCACCAGAATCAAAATAAGAAATGAATCTTTTTTTTACCTCTGCTAATGTTTGAAAATTAACAAACTTACGGCGATCCATCAGATCACCAAGATGTATTACTTCTTTAATACCATGTTCACGAAGATAAGGAAAGAATTGATTCTCAAAGAAATCCAAAAAGTAATTAAGGAATAATGGAGAATCATTTCGAACTCCAAAGTGAGTATCACAGATAATAGCGACTTTCATTTAGTCCTCCATAAAGGATTCTAATGTTTTCTTTTTACGCTTCTTACGCTTCTTTTCTTTTGTTTTTTCTTCTTCTTGTTTCTTGTAATTTTCGTGTTCTTCTTCGGTGATTCCCATTGCTTGTAAATACTTTGTAAAATCACCATCATGATCTTGTGATTCTAAGAACTTATATTTAATATAATTTTGTTTCTTTTCTTTCTGTATTCTTCTTATAAATGCATAGTATATTATCTGAGTAAAATATGAGAATGGATTGTTTGATTTATCAGGATCAAAGTTTTCGCAATACATCAAGCAATTTTCTATACCATCTCCAATCATTTCATCTTTAAAAACATAGTTCATGAAGTTTGGTTTTTTAGAAAGATTTTCTGCTATTTCTAGAAAGCAGCGACCGATATATTCTGTAACTGGAGGGAGTGGATCGCCTGTTTCTCTTGCTTCTTTTACTTGTTTTTTCCAATCAAGCATTTCTTGATAGAACTTTTTATTGTCTATATAATGAGATTTTATTTTTAATGCTTTTTGGGGTTTGATATCAATCACATCTAACACTTTTATTGATGTTTTTGATTTTTTCTTTTTCTTTTTCTTTTTCATAATATTCTCCAGTTGTTCACACTATACACCATCTGAAAAGATTTTCAAGGTAAATCTATTGACATTTCCTTTTCACTCGTTACACTTAGTGTGTCACGGTTCACCTAATGATCTATTCTAGATATAGTCTTTAGGATCAGGACTCCAATCAGACCAATCATTACCAAAGTCATTCGGATTCTTTTTATTTTTCTTTTGAGGAGGTTTATTAGAAGAAGGATCTACCTTCTTCTTTTTCTTTGCCTTCTTGCGGGGCTTAACCTCTGGAAAAAGATCTTCATCCTCAAAATCTTCATCATCCATATTTTCCCACGCTTTTGCCTCTGCCATCATATCGATGATTTCTTCTGCCATTTCTTGTGGAACATTGAAAGTAACATTCACATTATCTGGTGGTGTGTTTGTTATTTGTTGATTAACATGATTTAAAAAATCATCAGTTGCATCATTCAATTTATCAGATTGTTTTTCAACTGGATTATCTTCTTTATTTTTTTCCATTTCATAACAAACTACTATTTTTTCCTGTGGGCTAGTAATAGCAAGAATACCATCTGCTGCTATTTCTATTATTTTTTCTATACCATAATCAATCCAAGTTTTGAATACAACCATTTCAGAAGTATTACCATTACTTTGATCCATCAATACTATATTTTTGTATTGCATTGGTCTTTCTATTATAATAGTTTTTTTTCTAATTTCTATAATTTTGGTGATAATTGTATCACCATTTTTTAGTTTAATTATTCTGTATCCGTTGTCTTGCATGTGCTCTCCAATTTGATACTTAACTTCTTATGTGAGAACTTCTCGGATTCATAAATTTTTAATCGCTCATTATAATGACGAAGAGTATGGTTTTGATAAGACTTCCAGTGTAAGTCGTCTGCAATATCGAAGAGTCTAGCCTTATCTTTGTGTTCGGATTTTCTTAACTGTCTACCAATACTTTGTAAGACCCGTATTCGGCTCTTCGATGGAGAGGAGAATACAATATTATGTAGTCTTCGAATTGAGATGCCTGTAGAGAAGGTTCCATATGAAGCAATTATGATTGCGTTGTTTTGTTTTTCACACAACTTACGAACTTGTTCACGCATCTCAACATCAGTGCCACCATAAACAAAGAAAACTTTCTTATCCTTAGTATTTAGTTTTTCTATGAGTGCATGAAGAACCATGCCATGTTTTTCTACAAATTGGAATAGAACTAGAGTATTACCTTTTAAATTTAATGCAAGATTTGAAATAAATTCATTTCGTGCTTGATTTGAAATAATCCAATCTATTTCTTCTTTATAAGTTAATTTTTTAATTGCTCTTCGTACTTCTTCTGGATATTGAAGAACTAAACAATCAATTGATAGTTCAGAAAGAATATCTTTATCCATCAATTCTTTTGTAGATGTAACTTTCTTTACTCTACCAAACAATCCTTCAATTACCAATTTATGTGTCATGCTACCATCAAGAGTACCAGTTGTACCAATACGCCAATCACATGTTGTCAATTTAGACATAATAGTACTTAAAGATTTGGATTTGAATAAGTGACATTCATCCCCAATCACTGCTTCAAATTGATCAAAGTATTTCTTTGGCATTTTGTAGATACTCTGCCAAGTTGAAATAATAATTCTTTTATCGGAATCCTTATCCTGACCACCGTGAATCTTATGACAATGTTCTCTAGTCTTCCAACCAGTCTTGGATGAATATTCAAAAAAGTCTGAATACATCTGGGTGACTAGGGATATGGTTGGGACGATTATTAGTATTTTTTTATCTTCCGGTAGTAAATTTAACAAATAACGACATAGGACATATATGATTAGACTCTTACCTGACCCTGTGGGAGACAATAGAAGGCTCCTACGCTCGTTTAAAGCGTGTAGGATCGCTTCTAACTGGTGCTGGTGGGGTTCTAGACGCTTTCCTGCAGCGTGGGGGTTCAGAGTCTTAATATACTCTATAACCTGTTCAAGAGTGATTCTATCTTTATTTTTTGTAATTCGGTTCTCAACCGAATATGACCTATCCTTGGCAAACTGGATAACATAGTCTTCAAGTCCTGCGTAGATAGTTTGTCCGTAGATGTTATACAACTTGATCTGTCCGTCCCACAGTTTATTTCTGTAGGCAGGCATGAACTTATGTCCTGGGACTTTGAAGGTAAAGTAGTCAGATAACTCCTTTGCAAAACTTCTATCACAGTCCACCTTTATATAAACAGAGTCTAACGGTTCAATCACTAAATCCATATACAAGTATTTATCATATACTTCCGTTGAGGAACTTACGCCAAGAGATAGCGTCCCGTATATGAAACTGTCGATTCATGATTCCTTTAAGAACAGAACTCAAATAATCTACCTTTTCTTCTTGAATTGACATTTTATTCTTTAATTCAATTAAATCCTTATCGGCATCTAGATAGATGTCTACATCCTGACGAAGAATCTTAAGATCAAATGGTTCCCAACCAAGTTCCTTCAATTGATCCTCACTGAGTTTACCTGTATAGTATTCCCACTTGAGTTTGAACAACTTGGAATAGTTTGTTTTGTATCCCCGATAACGCAACTTCTCTTCATGATAGA